CTATAACGGTTTATCAGGCTTTTCTGCATGTACTGGGCAGTACCAGGGACGACATTCGACTTCAGAAATGGGATAATTTGCATTTACCTTTACGTCAACACCACAAATTTTACACTTTACTACTTTTATAGGATCTAGTTTCATAATTAATTATTAGCGCGATGGTCATTATGGCACTTAGTAAGACACCCATGCTTAGTCATCTGTTGAATAAACTCTACTTTGGTATCGTTATCAAGTTCAGGTGCATTAACAATATTATGTGCTGTTTCGGCCATGATATGGCAGGGTAGTAATGTCTGTGCAAGTAAAAGTACTAAATCCATTAGGTTACCATTTTTGTATTATCATTTGGCTCTTCTTCATGAGCCTCAGGTCCAAAGCCTTCTTTTTTAATCCTTTCCCTTATACCGGTATTACCGGTTTCTTTAACTTTAATACTATCCTTTATTTGTTCTTCCATCCATTCATACAATTCTTTGGACGAACTAAGAGATTTAGAAGAACCTAATATTTTTTTTATTTCGTTTACTGTCTGTACAAGTCTTGACTGGTTTTTATACATTACTAAGAAGGTATTTGGTCCTTCTCTCATACGTTGGAATATCACGTAGAGACCATTACCATTCTTAGGATAGATATACTGAGGTTTAATCACAAGTAAAAAAATAGCACTTATTGGATATTCGTCACGGGAATATTTAGTAAAGGGGAAGGTTGTCTTTGTTAAGATCTTGTCTTCCCCAGTCCAGGGAGTCCACCCTTCTCCCTGTATACATGTGGGGTTAAGCTAAACCCAGGTGTGGACTGGTTTTCCAGAGGATGCTCCTTTAGCTTGATTTCTTTGGTCTAAGTTCATACCTAAGACCATATGATTAGCAGATGCTTGGGGGTCATCTAGGAACTCAGCGAGCAATGAATTCCATTCATCTTGCTTGCGTTGTTTAACCATTTCATTGGCACTAATAGCAAAAGCATCAGTAAAGTACTTAACACCTTGAGCTAAGCAGTCAATTCTATCGTCATGTTTGACAGCGCCAGATTGTCTACACATTCTAGACATCTGGTAGAACAACATGTAGACCAGTCTTTTTTCAGGTGCTTCATCTGGGTTAGATTTAAAGTCCCATTCAATGACTGATTTGTCTACAACAAGGCGGTGTTGGTTGAGTATAGGTTCAAGCGAATCAATGATTCTGTCTTCCTTACGCACGTTGGCACGGACCTCTTCGACGTCAATGGCTTGTCTGCCCTGAATGATATGTTTCTTGAACAGTTCACCAACAATGCCGTCACCAAAATTAGTTTCAATAACAAGTTTCGAGACATTGAATTTTTTACATCCTTTTAGTATGTCCAGGAGTGTTGTATCACTGTATCCATCTCTGTAAGCTCGCATTTCGTGCAAGTACAGGAAACCGTTTCGTTGGGAGATATAAGCTGCTGTTGTTTCATCTGTTCCACGACCCGATGGATCGACGCTGCAGATTGTTTCTGAGTAAGGTAGCCAGTCACCTTGTAGTTGCATTGGAGAATAGAAATAATCTCCAGGTAGACCAACAGTTGGGAGTTCTTTGATAATGTTTTGTGGGTCTGAGCACCAGACAACGGAGTCAGGAGCAGTAGAGGGATTAACAGAGGTAACGACAAGATCAGCACATTTAAGTGGGAACTTTTCAGAATCTGAGAGAGTAGTGTCAAGTTGGAACTGCAACATGAAGTTGCTGCGTCCCATAGATGCTTCACGTTGGAGTAGATCTTCATCAGTAAAACGATCAGGGTCTGTGACGTCCCAGGCTTTGGCTCCGTTGTCTATAGCGGCCTGTAGTTGAGGAGCGATAAGACCTTCATATGGAGAAAGTTTTTTAGGGACACGAGCAGGCCAAATAAAAGGTTTGTAGTTACGTTCAGCTAGTTTTCTGTAGACAGTAAAGGAAGTTTGAGGTGTACCGAGGTACATAATCCGACTGTCTTCTAGAGGTGTGAGGATAGATTCTGCTTCAGTACATAACTGCAAAAGCTTTTCTCTCATCATCTCTGTCATAGAATTACCAGGGACTTCGATGTCATCAAGTACCATCAGGTCGGCACGGCTTCCGGTCAATTGACCTGTAATACCTACACTTTTTACTGACGGTGCCTGATGAGGCGAGCAATTAACATCAAAAGAGATTCTTGACCAGCGGGCGTCGTCAGATTTAGGGCGCAGATGAGATAGCCACGGAGTCTCGATGATAAGTTTTTGAAGAAAGATTGACATGTTATCTGCACGTTCTTTAGATGCAGATATGACCATAATCTTTTTTTCTGGGTTATTAAATAGAGTCCAAAGAACAAAAGCACCAGTAATCCAGCTCTTACCAACTCCCCTAAATGCCTGGATTTGAAGACGCTTTGGACCGTGTTGAAGGTAATCAGCAATTGCATATTGAGCCTTTGTTGGAGAAGGAAGGCCAAGCTGCTCCCACAGAGCTTGTAAAAACAGCTTGAAATCGCCCTGTAAGGCGGCTAAGACGTTGTCCATATAGATTCCTACCTAAGTGCAATAATTAAGGCCCTGGAAGGCCGCCAAAGCGCAGTACAGCGTTAATAAGCTCTACCGTTCCCCATACACCAGCAGCAGAGTATCCAATAACGTTCATGCCCTGCTCTTGAGCATATTTCATTGCTGATTCAAAATCAGATAGATCTATATCTATTGGATTGGGTTGGATTGCTGCAACAGGAGGGTTTTCTTTTTCCATGTCACGAAGCCTACGTTGTACCATTTCTTGATCAACTTTTTTCTGACCATTTTGTTCAGGTGTTAAATCTTGTAGATTACCATCTTCATCACCAATACCACCATACGCTTCTGAAAGACGATCTCTTTCTTCTATAGCAGCATCAGGACCAAGACGTCTCTCGGTATCACGAAGTTGTGGTCCGGTAAGAGACACAGGAACTTTATGGTCAGTCTGTTTACCATTTGCACTATTTCTTAATCTACGTTGCTTTACTCTATTTTTTTCGTATGTAGATTGCGGCTTAGTAGAGTCCGCAATATTTTGTTTACGATCCACATCAGCTTTTCTGTTGCGTAGCCCAAGTCTTCCTCTACCTTTATTTTGTAACTCTTGGGTGTCACTAATAAGACCGAGTTGTCGTGCTGCTTGTGTAGGTGTTAGGTTAGGATTAGATTTTAGCAATCTCCGTACAGGAGCATATTTAGACGCCATAAAAAAAACCGCCCCTTGCGGAGCGGAGATATGCCTTCCTTAGTGGAAGGATTAACTGATATAAGTTGCGATGACGTATTCCCTCAGCTTGTTAATGCCAAAGGTGGTTCGCATAAATTCTTTCCAAGGTTTGCTTGCCTTTTTCTGATTACATTTCTGGCAGGCTGGAACGATGTTAGAAGCAATCGTTTCCCCTCCAGAACTACGTGGAATAACATGATCCAAAGTAAGATTTGATAATTCATAAGTTTCTCCGCAATAAACACAAGTGCAGTCAAAATGTTCTTTGAGGGCTTGACGCCACATCTTTTTAGACATAGAACTGGTCATGGTTATTAGGTTGTGCAAATAGTGATCAGGTGTAGGTAGCAAAGGTGTCATCATCGAAATCGTTTGTTATTGCCGTGACCGTTACGAGCACGGTTTATTTTCATCGACTCACGGGCAAGACGGCCTTTGCTGTCATGTGACATGTCAGATCCGCCTTTTCCGTAAATACCAGCTTTACGTCTAGCTTTATTTAATTGAGAACGATACGTTGATTTACCTGGAAGTTTGTTATATGACCGCATATAAGAGCGGTGTTTTTCTGCTGACTTGGGATTGTTAGCGTAAAATTTAGCTGTCTTACCTTTTTCCATAGAGACGGTGCTGAACAAGTTCAGGATCAACCTTGGGTAATATCTGAGACAATTTATCTAGAGGATTGCCATCAAAGGCAACACCAGTAATGTCGTTTTTAGAAAGCCAATCGCAAGCTGCTTTAAGATCCTGAGCTGTAGCTTCTCCGGTTTTAATTTTCTCTAAAAATGCATTAGTAACTAGATTATGCAGCTCATTAAATTGGTCTTCAGTAGCTTTACGATGTGCCATTACAATAACTCGCGTTCAACTACATCGACTGCACGATCATCAAGATCATTGTCAGTCATTTTGACCAGTGCCCTAAGAAGGTCAACAACAAGTTTTTTCATTGCTTTACTAGCAAGAAAAGAAAAAAGGATTGGGCGAATAATAGAAAGTACCATCATGGTTTGTATGCTTTAACTGCAATTTGATCAAGTTTGTCTTCAATGCGAAGCATGTGTTCTTTAAACTCTGCAAGAGCGTGAGTAAGTTCTTCTCTCTTAACGTATTTTTCTGCAATACGAAGTTCAACCATATCTACACGTCTGTCGGTTTCGCTTATTCGACTATTTACACGACTAAAAAGGGCTGCACCGGCAGCAATAGTTGCCAGTACAGCAGACACAGAAGCTTCAATCATTTTTCTACCAGGGCACTCCTAGTGCTTTGGTTGGCGATGCCTGTTCATCAAGAGCTTGTTGCAAAACAGTCTCAGTGTTAAGTACTGCTTCTTCACCAAGTTTTTCTTTGACCCAACCAATTAAAATCTCTTCTGTAAGATCAGCGTATGGGATAAGTACCTCTGGACGGTCAAAACTAATAGATCCATAAGCTCCTGACTTATAGACATTATTTGAGGCTACTACTTCGTAGTGTGCTGTAAACACAAAGCCGTCATCAACTTTGCGTTCAAGCTCTACAATTTTCCAAGTGTAAGTTGTCATGTTTCTAATTCTGTTAAACGTTGTTCTAAAACTTCGATGCGTTGCATCGCTTCTTGTAGTGCGCCCATAAACTTCAGTGTCAGAACTGAGTACTTCACAGACTTAGTAGTAACTTCTTCAGACTCATCTCCAGTAGTCTTTGTATAAATATCATCGACTACAAGGCTAGGGCTAATCTCTTCTAATTCTTGTGCAATAACACCTAGACGATCACCTTCACCATAAGCTTCCTTGTCCTTAAACTCGTACTTAACAAGTCTGACAGCCTTGACATCATCCCATTGAGATTCAATATCTCTGATGTTTTCTTTGAGGTTGATGTCAGAGATTGCACCGTAGCTGTTGTTCGTGTTAGAAGTATCACCATTACTCTTAACTAAGAAACAAAGGCTAGCACCAGTACCATCGATGTTAGATACACTGTGTTGACCAAGAATCAAGTTTTTGTTTGTAGCGGCACCTTGACCAGTAAATACATTTAAAGAACCATCTGTTGCAGTGCCTCTGACACGCAACAATCCACTTGTATCAAGCCGCATACGTGGTTCATCTGACGTTTTAAACGTCATGTGTCTGTTGGAGTTGCTATACGCAATTTGTCCATCTGAATGATTGTCAGTGTCTCCCAAATGAAGCACACTATCACCACTAGGATTTGAATACAGAGCTAGTTGAGCATTAGCGTTTCTAACCGTTAATTGGCAATTAGATGCTGCTACATTAGTACCAATTATTACATTACCCGAGCTGTCGATACGCATCCGCTCACTTTCAGCTGTATTAAATGCCATGGCATCACTGCCATGCTCATATTTAATAATGCCTCTATTTAAAGCCCCACCTGATGTACCATCAGAAAAGAAAATATGTCCATTATTAGCAGTACCACTAACAATAGTTAAGCCGCCATTATTACCTGTATTTCCCAATACAAGCTCATTACCAGAGCTGTTGTAACTGCCGGGATTGCTAATGTTAATACCAACTTTTCCCGAGCTGTCGATACGCATCCGCTCGCTTCCATTTGCATGGAATTGTTGCGTATTTCCCTTAATAATTAGATCCATCCACGCAGAACTATCTCTATTGTATGCCTGGACCTGTCCAACAGTGCTAGATGGCTTAAATACTTCTACACCACTACCAGAAGTAGGGGTGGTGTTTGCATTGAATTGACCGCCTGCAATAGTACCAAGTCCGCTTGTAGTAATGTTTCCATTACCTGCGTCAATAGAGCAGCGAGCATCAGTAACGATTTCACTTGTTGAAGCAATTAACAACGAACCAAAGCGGCTGATTCCACTGAAGCGTCCTGAGGGAAGGTCAGTTCCATCAACAGACAGTGCGCTTCCACAATTAAGGGTTCCATCGGTATGCACATTCTGACTACCAAAGTCTGGGCTAATCTTAGAACCAGCAATAGCTGCTGATGCATTAACGTCAGCATTGACAATAGATCCATCAGTAATATTAGCTGAAGCAACAGTAATACCAGAAGGAAGCGCACCTGTAGCCAGTTTGCTCAAGGCAATAGCAGCACTTGCATTTACATCAGCATTTACAATAGCTGCAGCTCCAGCATTGATATACCGTGTTTCAGAATCAGTAGCAAAGTATTGCTGCCATACCCAACTATTAGTTACATATTTAAGCTTAGCTGTCAGACCAGAAGCTCCTACAAAGCCACCAGGAAGGCCAGAAAGGGGTGAGAAACTTTCAATACCTGTGGAGTCAAGCACTTCTACATAGTCGCCATCTGAAGGGCTTCCAGGGATAGCTGCAACGTTTGCAACTGGTGT